TTTTACCACTTCAGTTTTTTTTCTGTAATCATAAAGCATTTTTACCCCTTGTCGCGCTTCAGAGTCACCAGGTTGAAATAAAAATTAATTTTGATCAGACAAGATTTCCAATACTTGAACTTACAGAGGATGAAAAGAAGATTGAGGTGTACGGAAACTATGTATTCCTCGATAAAGAAGAAAGGGAAAGTATCGTGAAACGTCAATTGGATTTGGTTATCACACAGGTTCAACGTATAGAGTACCCACTCAATACAAGTGATGGTTACAACTCTGTTGATATAAGTTCCTTTAATCATCCAGTGAAATCTTTATTCTTTGGATTTGAATCGAAAACAGATGTGTATAGTACCGATTTTTTTACATTTTCTGGTTTAGATCTACATTTAAATGGTACATCTTTACTTGAGAATATGAAACCAATGTATTTTCACACAATTCAGAATTATTATAAATCGGAATACGGTACGTCTGAATTCGACAATACAAGAAATATACCAGTCTACACGAGGTACTACGCGTATCACTTTTGTATGAATGCGTCACAATTTCACCCATCAGGTTCCTGTAATTTTAGTCGCCTTGATAACGCAAAACTCATGATACGTGGCGCATCAGTTGATGCGTCCAGATCTGGTGACCCAATACATATATACGCTGTTAACTACAATGTGTTACGTATAAAGGATGGATTAGCGGGAATATTATTCGGGAATTAAATTTACCACAGGGGTTTAGACCCCATGGTAGACTTAATGTATACATTTACGCCCTGATGGAATCAGAGACGGCGAGTATCATCACGCCGGCAATGAAAGCCATGATGACGTAATTTAATTCAGTCTCTTCGAGACCAATCCGAGGCTTGACATCTCTCACGATGGGTACCTCCTCCCTCTTTGGTCTGGACGGTGGGTCCAGATCCTCGAGCGGACAATACGCTATCATTTATATACTAATTAGAGATTAATTTCTGTCTTCTTCTTTCGCCTGGTACGCTTGGGCTTACTTGCATCGAGGTTCACTTCCTTGACTTCACCACCAGTGGAATCACCTGAGATAGACATGATATCAGAAAGATCATCGTCAGCTATAGTCTCGTTCATCATCGTATTCATTGGTGGTGGGGGTGGCATCATGATACCACCCATGAGGCTCGAAATATCTACCCCGGGTCCCTGCATCTCATACTGACCACCGATGGGTGCATCGGTTGCTGGACCCCCAGGGGCCCTGGTTGTATTCTGTACCGCCGCCATCATATTTTTGACGAGGTCGGGATTCTGCTTCATCACGTCATTCATGTTGGGCATCACAGACTTGAACATACTGTTCGTCAGGTGAAACATCATTGCAGAACCACCCAACATCATGATTAACTTGACCTCGGGAGCCACATTGACCTTGGAGCGGTACTTCACATAGAGTTCCTCGAAGACCCCGTCATAATCATCAACATTCTCCATGACAGACTCAGACCAACCCTCCAATTGGACCTCAAATGGATTGTATCGCTTATTCAAAAACTCTAGACCGGTCACACACGCCACGAGCATTCTCCGAGAGAAACGAACTGACTGTTCCACATCGATACTGTAGGTGATTCGCTTCACCTCGGATCGAAGTTCATCAACATTTGAATACGCGTTGAGTCTCTTGTTCACTGCAAACCCTTTCTTCTCTAGACGTCCAAGTTTATTTATGAGGTCCGCCTTCTCCTCGTCGATTGAGGTGTATCCCTTAGAAGGCTGTTCTTCCTGGGAACCTGGTCCCACCGATTCATCATCATAAAACGTGGGCTCATCCTCACCATAATCAATTTCTTCGTCTGGTTGGGGCTGAGTGGGTGCGGATTGTTTGTTGGGATTCACGAAAGCATCCATCGCTTCTTGGTGTTGCTGGGGTGCCGACTGACGCATGGGCCGACCTGGTCGGGGAACTGGTTTAGGGCGTGGTACCGAAATATAGATTTCATCCATGAGAGCCTGTTCATCAGCGTCTAATTTCATTACATTTGTGGTTCCTCTGTCGAGTACGATTTCTTCGTCCATCTACTCTCTATATGGAAACTAAAAAAATACCTTTAACGCACTTTAAAAAAATCTACACCTATAATAAATGTTCAACCTTAACAAGGTCAATCGTAACGCTCTCCTATCAATCGGTACGCTCATGTTAATTATTTTTATCATGTCAGCAGTCCGAGATACCAGTATGTACCAGCCCAGACCTATCAAGATCAATATAGTGACTGAAAAACCTATATCCGAACTTGAAAATAAGATTGAATGTACTCCCGGTCGCAAGGGAGGTAGCGCGTACAGCAAGGGTCTCACCCCTGGTGGACTATGTGGTGCACAAAAACGCGTGGCTGATTTTGCTGCGTATGAAATCCTGGATGGAATTGGTGGATCTTTAATCTAAGTTAATATAAATGGCACTCGTAACTTATCCGTCTGAGACTATTCCAGATCTCAATTATGAGTATCACACGGTAACTATTGATTCAATTGGACAGGCCAGTGCAAATACATTCACATGTCATCTCCAAAACCCACTAAAAAATGTTGTTCAGGCTAGACTATTAGCCACTAATATTAATACGACAGTTGATACGAAACACTGTTATATTTCCATTAGTGAACTTGATACAATTTTCAGTGATAGAGCTTCAAATGTATATGAAGGTCAAAGTTCGATGAGTATGCTGAGAAATTCGTTTGCGAGTATCATAGGTGAAGGTACTACATCGTTCAATTTTAAAGACAATTACCCCATTGTGGCACAATATGTAAATCCTATCCGTAGTATTGATCGATTTACTATAAATATTAGAAACCAAAATGGTGTACCTATTACACCATCTAGCCCCGTGAAAAATAATTTTTTAATTCTTCGTTTCGTGTGTAGAAAACCCAATTTGTAATTTTCTTCCCTTAGAGTAGTATACCATGTCTGCTGGTATTGTTCAATTGATCGCTATCGGTGCCCAGGATGAATATATCATGGGTGATCCCGAAATATCTTTCTTTAGTTCAACATTCAAACGACATGCTAATTTTTCACAGTCCATTGAAAAACAAACCATCCATGGAGCAGTGAAAAACAATTCGATGTCCAGCATTCAATTTGAACGTTCTGGAGATCTTCTCAGTTATGTGTATTTTACATTAGACGACACCACCCAAGCCCTCGATATCCAGCGCTGGGACACTATTATTGACCACGTGGAACTCTATATCGGTGGCTCCCTCGTAGACACACAAGATGCTATTTTTACGGAGAAAATCGCCATCGATACATTCGCTCAAAATGTTTCTAAAAGTTCGAATGGTACACACCCAGGTGTGAGTGCTCGCTCTTATTTTTATCCACTCAGATTCTTCTTTTGTGAAGGACCGCAGTGCGCACTTCCACTCGTCGCCCTAAACTACCACAATGTCGAAATTCGTATTCATTGGGCAACGGCGGCATCCGACTACAATGTAGAGTGTTTCGCAAATTACTTCTATCTCGATAACGAAGAACGTGGAAACATCGCCTCAAAAAAACATGATCTTCTCATCACACAAGTTCAGAAAAATATCGCTTCGGGAAGTCTTATTCAAGATCTCACGTTTAATCATCCCGTGAAGTATATCGCATCCTCAGATACGACGACAGATGGGGCACTCACTTCCCCCACAAATAAGGTAAAAATGAATATTAATGGCCTCGATGTTGGTAATTACAGGTGGGGTAAACCCCACTATATCGATGTAACTAATTATTATCACACAAACTTTGTGACGTCACCAGATTTCTTCCTGTATTGTTTCTGTCTCTCGACAAGTTCTCTCCAACCTACAGGTACCCTAAACTTCAGTCGCCTCACATCAGCCAAAATCATGAGTGAGACTATGCCTATCAATGACCCGATCTACGCAGTCAACTATAATATTCTCCGTATCGAAAATGGTATGGCCGGTCTCCTCTATGCAAATTAAAATGCCTCATTATATTAAATGGTCAAGAACACACCGACGATCGAACGTTCGACCAAAATTAGGTTTGGTAAAAACTGTACCGAAGACCAGGGTGAAAATACGATCGTATTCAATGCCAGTAATGTCCAGATTGATGCGACACAACCTGGAGCGGTGTACATGACGCCCATCAGAAAACGAGAGAGTAGTGATTATCTAAACTACAAGATGTTGATTTACAATACGGAAACGAAAGAGATTGTTGATTCTACCGTCCCCGCCGAATACATTCTCCTACTCGATCTAGAAAGAGCTGTCATCAATGGTAGTGTCACCTCGAATACCGTCTCATTCAATCACCCGGAAACATCCGTCACGACCCTCTCCAATGTGGGTGTTGCGAATGGTGCACCTATACACACCCTCGATGTGGGAACAAAGTTTTATGTCGATGAAGAGGGTGCAAACGTTCTCACTGTTTTGGGAGACACATACATACAAGATGATGTCATCATCGGTGGGAATCTCGATGTGAGAGGTACCATCACATCCATCAACACCGAAAATACAACTATCAAGGATGCCATCATCGAGATTGGAAAGGGAAACACCACCTCCGATATGGGTTTAATCATGGATCGTACCGGAACAAATGTCACCATGGGGTATCGCGAAAGTGTCGACGAGTTTGTCATCGCACACACTACGAGTAGTGCGACGAGCTCCACCATCACACCATCCTCGGAACTCATTGATGCTCGTGTACATGGTCGCCTACATGTGAATTCAAATTTAACCGTAGACACAGATACACTCCATGTGGATGCCATCAGGGATCGTGTCGGTATCAATACATTGAATCCCCAAACAGATCTAGATGTTGTGGGGAATGCACAAGTACACTCAGACTTTATCGTCGACACAGATACACTCTTTGTCGACGCGTCTACGGATCGGGTCGGTATTAATACATTGACCCCATCCACAGATTTTCATGTTCAGGGTGAAGCGTACGTATCGGGTAATGTCACCGTAGATACAGACACATTCCACGTAGACACTGTGAATGACCGTGTGGGTATCAATACGTTAACACCATCCACTGATTTCCACGTTGAAGGTGACACATATGTTTCTGGAAATGTTGATGTCCAAACAAATCTGAATGTTCTCACAGATGCTGTCGTCGCGGGGAATGCGTACATGTTATCGAACGTCGTGGTCACTGGGAACACCGATGTACAATCAGAGCTCAACGTCACTGGGAACGCCTTCGTCTCCTCGAACTTGAACGCTCAGTCCGAACTCAATGTCACCGGGAACGCCTTCGTCTCCTCGAACTTGAACGCTCAGTCCGAGCTCAATGTCTCCGGGAATGCCTTCGTCTCCTCGAACCTAAACGCAGAGTCCGAGCTCAATGTCACCGGGAATGCCTTCGTCTCCTCGAACTTGAACGCTCAGTCAGAACTCAACGTCACCGGAAATGCCTATATATTATCGGACGCAGTCATCACCGGTAATGCCGATGTTCAAACAGATCTTAACGTGACTGGAAATGCCTATGTCTCTTCAAATGTAGTGGTCACCGGTAATGTCGATGTTCAAACAAATCTTAACGTCGCGACGGATGCCATCGTCACCGGTAATGTTGATGTCCAATCAGAACTTAATGTGACCGGGAATGCTTATATATCTTCGAATGCTATAGTGACTGGAAATGTTGATGTTCAATCGGAACTTAATGTCGTTGGGAATGCCTATGTCTCCTCAAATGTTATCGTCACCGGTAATGTCGATGTTCAAACAAATCTTAACGTCGCGACGGATGCCATA